GAGATACCCTTTGGCGCTCCTGGAAACATATCCGCTGAATGCGTCGGGATTGACCTCCGCGAATTCATCCATGGCCATGGGAACGAGCTTCTGGAAGCTCTCGGAGTTGGCTGCGATCATGTCCTTGATGATCTGACCATCCGCCTTCTGGAAATTGCTGTCGAAATCGCGCCAGAACTTGCGCTCTTCAAGGGTATTCTGGACAATCTGCTCCGGCGTGTGGCCAGCGTCCGGATCGTCGGAGAGCTTGGCGAGGATGCCACGTTCGGCCTCAAATGCCTCAAGGTTGCCGCCGGAGAGCTTGTCGGCTTTGTCGGCAATGTGAATCGCATTGCGGATACTGCGCTGCTCGGCTGCGCTCAGGCCGCCGGCTTTGAGCTTTTCCTTGACCGATTTGTAGAGTTCCGCCCCGCGTAGATGCCCAGATTCTCCGGCAACCGGGGTATCTGAGTTGTCAATAGCGTCTGTGGTTCCTGTTCCGCTTGAACTTGAAGTATCGGTTGAGATATCGGTTGCTGCGCTACTTTCGACCAACCCCGCATCTGCCGCCGGGGCTTCCAGCGTTGCTACTGCGCCGTCGTCTGGCATGTATCTCTCCTACATCGTCGGTTGGCCAGGTGCGCCCGGAGGTTGGGCATTAGCCTGGACTTGTGGATGGGCTTGGGGCGACTGTGTTCCAGGCGCTCCCTTCGGGGCGGGCGGTGGGGGCATCATTGCTTGCTGCGCCATCGCCTGTTGCTGCAAAAACTGCTCGTGCATGTCGGCGTGCAGCTCCACGTTGCGTACATGCGGATTGTCGGAATATCCGGGCATGGGCGGCAATGGCGGTTGCGGGCCAGCTTCCGCTTCGAGATCGCCCTGCACTTCGAGCCGCCAGCAGGCATCACTCGATAGCCACCGCTGGCACTGCGCAAGCTCCCACTTATGGTAATCGCGCTTCTTTGGCTGAATCGACGGCAATTCATCCGGCGGCGGCTGATAAGGCGGCTCAGGCAAGCCCGCCTGTTGCGCCTGGATAGCCAGTGCCGCGTGCTGCTGCTGATAGAGTGCGACCGCCGGATTTGGGACTGGAGCCTCGCGGATGAGAATGTCGATCTCGCGTATCTGCTTCCGCGCCGCCTCTGCCGGGATAACTGAGAAATCCTCGGCTAGTCCTTCAATCCGCATAACCTCTTCCCAGTTCTCCGGATCGTTGATAAACTCGGCCCCAATGGGCGAGGTTGCGATCTGCGGGAGTAACGTGGCTAGCGTAGCCCGCTTTGCCGCCGTTGACTCGGGAAAAGTCGAATCGGTATCCGGCTTGCAATGGAACGAGCCTCGAGATAATCTCTGCAACTGAATCGTCGCTGTCTGCTTGTTGCTCAACGCAACCGTGATCTCTTTGGCGTGATCCGGGTTCTTCGATGCGGCTAAGGCGGCTTTCTTGTAAATCCCGGCGAAGACAAGTTGCACGCGGCTCCATGTCGGCCCGAGAATCCCCATCGACTGCGCTTTGTCCATTGCCCGTTGGCTGGCGGTTTCATCATGCGGCCCAGCCACGCCTTCAAGCGCCGGGGAAGCGCCCGTAATGTCCTGCGAGAGCGGCCCGCGGTAGTCCTCCATGCACTGCACGAACGTCTCAGGTGCGGTCATGTCAGGCTCTTTGTAGAACTGATTCTCGACTGGAAGCTCGGGGCCACCCAGCGGATTCTTCAACAGTGCGAATTGCGCCGGCCTTGCCTGTTGAGCAACGAACGCATCGTAATCCTGCTGATCGCCCTTGAACCAGGTGACAGGCCATCCCTTTTCGTAAAACTCGCGCTCGGCATTCTTGAAGTCGTTAAAGCCATCCTGAATGGGAATCATCGGCTCCATCAGTGCGCCGCCGGTCAGCGAATCCCGCTTCTCGCTCATCATGATGTCGATACAATCGTCCATCGAATCCGGGGTTGACTCGCTATACACCTTGCCGATGTAGACCACATGCGCGCCCTCGGGATAGAGCTTGCGCAGCATGTCGCCTACCTTCATCGGCTCGCCATCCTCATTCGTGGCGGGCTCGCGCACGTAATCCTCTGCTTGCTCATCCCAACCGGATGCTCCGGTGTAGACCTTATCGCAGCATGTGGCGCGGAAAGCGGCCGGCCGGATGAAGGCGTGCAGCTCGGTCACCAGATGATTCAGCGCATTGGAAATCTGGATATTGCCTTTCTTGGTCTGGCGCACTCCCAGGCGTGCATAACGCTCCCAGTCCGTCTCGCCAATGCTGCCCTCGCCCTCGGCAATCTTCCAGGTGCCATTCTCATCCTGAAGCCATGGATTCTCATCGCGGGCAATCAGGATGTTGGGATCTTTGAACAAGAAGCAGTAAAGTGCGCCATCCTGATTCCGGCAGATGATTGGCACCTTTGATTCGAGCGTCCCAAAAATCTCCGTTGTCTCCATGCGGCGCGGCTGGCCTTGATCGTTCAAGCCCCATTTTTGCTGATTTCGAGCGGTGTATGTCCACGCCACCACACGCCCGGAAAGCTCGAACATGCGCGTGACCGACTGCTGAATGTCTGCTACATCGTTCTTCTGGTCGAAGAGATGCCGATAACCCTCCGCAGTTTCCGCCGCTTGAATATCGGGATCGTAATCTGGCTTGTCGGGCTCGAAAATGATTCCCGGAGGGCTTTGCGTCAGAACCGCATCGATGGTGCGGCGGCGGGCGCGGGCGATGTTGTAGGTATCGAGATACTCTGAGCACTCAACCTGCTCACCGCCAATATCAATCGAACCGCCCGCCTCGCCAATCTGGTAAACTCCAGTGCCATTGTTGCCGTAGAAGTGCTGCACGCCGTCATCGTAGCAGCGCAGTTTGCGGTCGAGCAGGAATTCATAGATGCGGTCGAACTTCTCCTGCTGCTGAAAGTCTTTGATGAGGCTTTCGAGAACATCTTTCAGCTCGTCAGGCAGCTTGCGGTTGTTCTTGCCGAACGACATAGGCTCGGATGGCTGTGGCTGTTGCGTGACGGGAGCGCCGCCCGTGTCGGGATTCTGCTCGGTGGCAGCTGGCGGGGCCATTGCGGGACTTGCCATCAGTTCTTCGCCGCCTCCCGTAATCTATCTTCTTCGACACGGCTCCGCACAACGCTTCCAGTAACGGGATTATGCGAATGGCAGAAGAACATACGGCTTAATTTAGCAATATCCTCCTCTGCCTTACGCAACCGCCGTTGTAAATCCTGCACGTCTAATTCGTTGTACATTTCGCCGCCATTTCCGCAATCCGCACGATGGTCTTCGCCGCGTTCTGTGCCCGGTCCACTTCATCTTGCCGGTCGAGAATCGCTTTCAGCGCCTTGGCGAACATGACACAGCACAGCTTCTTACTGCCGGGGAAGTTCCGCATCCGCTTGTCTTCTGTGCAGTAGGGGCAGCGCATGTACCGCTGCGCATTGTTGCGGACGCGCCAGTACTGTTTTTGCAGAAACTCCAGATTGGCGAGCGCCTTCTGCTTGTCTGTGGGAATACTGGCGGCTTCGAGGGCTTGCTCGATAGCGGCATCGGCCTGCTGGTTGAGGTTCTCTTCGCTCATTTTCCCCCCGGATACAACTTGCCCCGCGCCTTCGCCTTGATCTTTTCAGCCTCGGATGCGGAGATGTTGCCCGCACGCTCCGAGCGTGTCGCCCCGCCGATAGCCAAGCGTGCGTGAGTAGCATCGTTTATGGGGAAGGATGTTCCCTTCCCCGCAAACTCGCTCTTGGGCATCTTGTTGCGCTTTGCCTGATAGAGATTGGCCATCGCTTACCTTTTCCTTGCGGCATACAACCCTTTACGTTCCGGTTTCTTTTCTGGCAACTTCAATCCCTTGCTTGCTGTGTCCCATTCTTTGACGCCAGACTCCCCAAGGGCTTTGTGGCCGCTTGGGGAGTTAACCCATCTCAACTGAGCTAGGCTCTTGGCTGGCATCGTTACTTGATGACCTCCACCGTCAACTGCCGCAACTGGCTAACCGTGGTGCCCAGCGTGGTGTTCAGGTGCGCGATTGCCAGGTTTAGGCCCAGGGTCAGGTTCACAGCCGAGGATGCGGCAATCACGAAGTCCTGTGACACCGATCCAACTGCCGTACCTGCCGCGTTGTAGGACATTTGCCCATGCACTTCGAGCGTGCCTGTCGTGCCCGTCGAGGCCGTGACGATCTCGATGTCGAACAGCATGTTCACTACGGTTACTGACCCAGCGATGGCCGATGTGACTGCTGACCACGGAGTAATCGAGGTCACGCCGACAATGCTCGAAAGAATCGCCTCTAGCGTGATCGTGCCGCCGGTGCCGTTGGTTGTGGCATAGGCCATGCCGCGTATCCGAAGCGTGCGCCCGACATAATTCAGGAAGGCCGCCGGGAAGTTGATGCTGCCCAGCGTCCCGGTTGCAGCCGCCGCAATCGTGCCCAGCGCCGCAAAGGGTGGATAGCTGGTGACCGGAGCAGGGAAAGTGGGAATGGTTGCCGAGGCATACGCGGTTGCCGCCAGCGGAACCTTTGCCGTGCCGGTGATGATCGCGGTGATCGTTACCGGGGTGCCGATCTGGAAGGACGGCAGCGCATTGGGGCCGACCGTAGAGCTGGCCGTCGATTGCGTTCCCGTGATAGCCGCGTTACCGACCGGATACAGGATTTCCGTGAGTGTCCCTCCGGCAGCCGCCGTCATGTAGACGCGATAGCCGACCGCGCCGGCCAAAGCCGCCGGGCTGGTGAGCTGAATGACGTTGGTGGCGCCCGCGCCGGTCGCAATCGTCGCCAAGGCGTTGGTATCGATCGAGAGCGTTGTCTCACCGCCAAACGCATCCACGTAGGTGACACCCAGGCGGTAGGTCGAGGTCGCCGGGATAGCGCCGCCGGTGGTTGCCGTGGTGAGCAGCCCAAAGGTTGCTGCCGAAGTCGATACGGCTGTCGGAGCCGCAAGCTGGGTCAGCGACGAAGGCACATTGCTCCCCGAAGAACCAATCCCGTTGCGCACATCGGAAATGGTGACGTTCGGAGGCACCACCGCGGCGGAAAGCATGGCAGTGGTTCCGCCATAGAGCGCCCACCGCGCGTCCACGATAACCGTTCCGCCGCCATACACGTTGGCGCAGTAGTTGATGGCTTCCTGCAAGCCCACGGTTCCAGAGCGGATTTCGTCTCCATTGCCATGCAGATAGGTGAATGTCGCGGTGACGGTCGGAGAGCCATACATTCCCGGCGTTGTGTTCGATACGGAACTGGGCGTGACAGTTTCCGACTGAATCAGGCCAACGATAATCGGAGCGTTGGTGTTCAGTGGATAGTTGACCACCGTTCCGTCTGCAGTGGTGAAATAGCCGTAAGCGAGCGTAAGTGTTCCCGCTCCAGTCGCGGCTGGGCCGTTGATCGCCACAAGAGGCGCGATGATTGGATTGACTCCGTACGCGAACTCGAAGGCGTTGAATTGTCCTGAAAACCTGCTAAGTGCCATGGTGGGACTCCTTTACCGATGACTCGTTATATGCACTGCAACCGCGCTCTGGTTCCGAGATCGACCAGCGCCTTATCCCTGCATCCCGCCATACTGCGGCTCTTGCTGTTGATCCTCTTCGCCGCCGTGCTGATGCTCCGGCTCCTGAGCCTCTTCCCCGAGGAACTTGTCCAGCGCGCCTCTGGCATCGTCTGCGGAATTCGATTCGGCGTGATCGTCGTGCTGGCCGTCCTCGCCAATCGAGTGACTGTGCGCGCTCATCCCGTCGTGGTGGACGACGTGGTGCTTGTCGCCGCCCGTGACATGGTGGCCGATGTGCGCCAGCATGTGCAGATGGTCGGGGTGCTCCTCGCGAGTTCCGTCCTGGTGCTCGGATGTATGGGTGCCGTCCGCATGATGGGTGATGGTGGTCTGAGTTTCTCCGCCCTCGCCGTCCACCTTTCCCTTTTCCGGAGTGCGCTGTTGACCTTTGTCTTCATCGCGAAGGTTTGGCTTCTCGGACTTGGTGAACTCTCCGCCCATCTTACTCAAACCGCCCATACCCTTCATTTTCTCAGCCATTTGCCAGCCTTTCCGCCTGTGTCGGCTCCGGTACCGTGATGTTCTGTCGAGCCGCCGCAATACGCAACTGTGCGCCGCTAAGAGGCTTCCTGTGAGAATCTTGCGCTTCCGGGCCGGTGCGTGTCAACGATTTTGCTGTGACGGCCTCGGCAAATTGCTTTACAGCAGCGGTATCCCGCGCCAATTGCTCCTCAATCGCGGTCACGCCGAGCCACTCTCTCAACCAGCTTCTAATCACGGTAATCGTTCTCCTCTCGCGGGCCGCGCTTCACGTTCTTGAGTATCTCGCGCTTGCGCTGGGTTGCCTGCTCTTGCGTCTCCATACGAGCCTTGGCAATTTCCTCGCGCTGCTCGCGCACCCAGGTTTCGCGCTCCGATAAGGTTGGACCTGTCACCTCGCCCATCTCGACTTCCTCCCCTTCGCGCTCTGCTGTGCCTCATGCTCCATCTTCTTCATCTGGATCGCCTTGACCGTGTGATCCGCCGCGCCCATCTCCTGCCACTTCTCCTGCATCCGAACCGGCAACGGCGCTTTCTCCTTTGGATTCAGCATACTCATTAAACCATACCGCATTTGGTCGAGAATCCCATCAAATAAAGCTCCGTGAACCTTCAAAACATCTTCTGAGCGCCCAGGGTGCTTCTCATCCCGGATCGCCATAGGTACAGCCTCAATCGCCTCTTGGCACTCCCCAGATATAAAAAACAATGGCGTATTCAGAGAGTAACCCCCGCCCTCAGATTCGTAATCGTCGTCTGTCCGGCTGGGGTTCATGCACCCATCCAGAACGTCCGCTGTCTTTTTCATGCAGGCATACATATACCGCCAGCCGCCGATGCGTGCGTTTGTAGCTGGTTCTGGATAAGGGAAAGTGACTTGCAATTCACGATCCTTGTATGGCACCTTCTCTACTCGCAACAGCTCCCGGCTGATCTCATCGGCCACGCTATGACCTTTGGAGTCTTTTTCCCAAGCGTCAGGGGAGAGAAAATAGCGGCTCATGGTTTTTGCTTCTTCGATGGTGGTAAGTTTTCGGCATTGCCGTATCAAATCTCCCGGCTCTATACCGCTCCCGTTTAGCTCACGGTAATAGACTACGACAGTGACAGCCTCAGTTATTTTCACGCCGAACACGTCCTCGAACTGCTTTGGACTCACCTTGCCACTCGTGAACCATCCTACCGAGGCCGGATCGACAAACCCATCGTCGTGAGCCATCCAGCGCGTCCACCACGCCTGAATCAGCCTTTCCTGTTGGTATGCCGACAGAATCAGTTTGCTCTCGTCCCACACCCCCGCAAAGTATTGGCCGGCGAACGAGTCGAAGCTGCCTAAGAGATGGCCGGCGCGCAGGCTCGGAGGCAGCGTGTCCAGCTTCCTGCCCTCAGCCGTGCGATTGATGAACAAGTGGAACCGGCAGCACATGAACTCAGGACCATCGCCCGCTGCTCCGCACGGACACTCCTCACCGCTTCTCAATCCATCCGGCAACGCATAGAAGTCCTTTGCGCTGATCCCAAGCGGCTCAAACCACACATAGTTATCCCAGCCGAACAGGTGCACGAACGCGAAATCCTGCGCGCGCTCTCGTTCATGGAATCGCTTTTGATGGAATACCCGGCGCAGGAACTCTGTACCGATCCCGCCTGGATTGAAGAACAGGCCCGTTTTGCAGTCGTTCACCGGCGCGCCTGGCCAGCGGTTTGCGCTCTTGATGATCGTTAGCTCGCGTTCCGTGAACTGCTCCGCCTGGTCAACGAAGATGTCGTACCACTCCGGCCCCCAGAAGCTCTGGTCAACCGCCTGCTGATTCTCAGCGTAGCGGAAGCACAGCCTTGACTTGTTGGGAAGCCTGAACTCCTGATCGGTCGCACGCCAGTAGGGCAGCAACTCGGGATACTCGGCAAAGTACTTTTGGATGTGGTTCTCGTTTACATCCTTATAGATGCGCCTAAGAATGACTCCCGGCGTACCTGGACGCTGCAACCGCCGATCCAGCATGATGCGCCTGAGGCCGCCTGACTTGCCACCAGCTCTCGCTCCACCCCCACCGATCCACGTTGCCGCATCCGGGCCGGTGCGGTACATCAGCTTGCCAATCTCAAGCTGCTTCGGCTGGAGGAGCAGCTCTATTTCCTTTGCCATACTACCGGCTGAGGATCAAACTGCCACTGGTCGGTGCCGTCGCAAACGTGCAGCGCAACCACACACTTGGCACGACAGGGAAGCCCACGCTGGTGCTTGTCGCTGCGGTGATTGCCGAACCGAGATATGTGTACGGCTGGTAAAGGCTGGGAGTATCCGAAGGTGCAATCTGCACTGTAGCCGTTTGGTTTGTTGAGTTTGTGAGCACCACGGCAGTCTGCCCACCTGGGTCTGGACCCATACTGCACTGCTGTGTGGTTGTCACGCTGGCATCAGTCGCGGCGTTATTTACAAGCGCGATCTCGTTGCCGGGATAGATCGCTCGCGGTATGGCTGCATTGTAGCTGGGCATGGCTTACTCCTTTGCATCCAATATACTACGCGTCACAAATTGCAGAGGGCCACCATCGGGGCCGCTGTGCTCCTGCTGCACGCGCTCGCCGTAAACTCGCGGATTACGCTTGGCAACCATCCACTTGAGCGTATCAATGCGGGTCCGTTGCCAATTTGCCCACCCTGGATCAATGCCAAACTTTCCGCGCTCTGGTTCGGCTGCGATTGCATCCGCGAGCGACTCGAAATCAGAATCCGCCCGGATTTGTAACGCGCGCGTGTAGCGTTTAGCGAATTCCGCATCAGCATCTTTATGATTCAAAATGGAAGCAGCACAAAACCCATTCCTTGCAGCGACTTGCCGCAACGAATCGCCAGACTCGATAGCAGTTATCACATCGTCTTCGAGCTCCGGCGTCCAGGTGATCATGCGGCCCTCATCCATCGCCCAGGCGCAAACGGCGAGAATGTGCTGATCGCTGGCGGGTGGGGCACGATGGAGAGTCGGATAATCGTGACGGCTGTCACAGCGGGTTTGATGATCGGCTTGGGCATGACGAGCACAGCGCCATTATAGCGCAGTGTAAAGCGTGCTTGTCAAGTTTGCGGCGCATTCCGGCTTTTGATTACGCGCGTCTTTGTGTTCGCATTATCGGTTTCCGCGCTTTCTTGCGCTGATCCGGGGCGTCGTTCACCGCTCCCTGCCCGTTTTCGGTGCTTTCCGCATTGCTGCGGTGGATGCGCTCAAGAGCCGGCCAACTTGATTCGCGGAGCCGGTATTGCTGCTTGTTGGGGATTATAGCGCACCCATTGCGGGGTGATGCGCCAGGTTCTCTTTGAAGCGCAAGGAACGAGGATTTGCACAGGGCGCGAAAATAAATCACGCATTATGCGATTATTTAGTTGACAAGATAATCGCATTATGCGATTATCTTGTCAGTATTGATCTTGTTCGAAGTGAGGGGAACAGAGATGCAGATGGAACTCAAGCTCGCAAAGCCCGCAGCGGGAACCCAGCGCCACACCGCTTATGTATTCGATGGATCGAGGGCGCTTTTCCCTTTTACTTTCCCGATCATGGCCACCGTGGGCGAAATCGAAGCCGCCTGCAAGAGCCAAGCAGCTATCCGCAAAATCCGCATTGCTTTTTCCGCTTCCGATTTTGCCCGCGCCTATCAGCAGGCGCAAGCCAATCAGCCAACCCCCGCCCAGCCGGTTGCGATTTCTCTGAATGAACAGCGCCGCAAGCTGGTATGGGCCATCAACGATGCCGAACAGGCGATCCTCGAAGCCCGCGAAGCGGCCTTCCAACGGGATTTAGGCGGCATTCCCACAGAAAGCACCACACTTGCCTCCGCCCGCAAAGCATTGGCCGAGTTCGATGCCGCCCATCCGCAGGCCGAACCCGCCAACGAAGCGCTCTGGAACCTGTAAGTGAAAGGAAATCATCATGCTTAGCAAAGGTCGCCAAGCCGAACTCGCCGGGATCAGCCGGGAAGAGTGGGAACGTGAGGAACAGTCATCCCGCCTGATGGCTTGGGAGCCGCCGCAAGAGTGGGAACCAATTCCAATCCCACCACCAACTGCCAAACGTATGCGCCTAGAAGAAATCCTGAAGGCTGCTTTTCCGGCTTTAGGCGAACCTGCGACCATTATCCATCCGGTTCGCTGGCTTGTGCTGATCATTGCAAAGGGCATCAACGGGCGCGAGATACGCCGCTTCCATGAGCCATTCGATGGCAATTCTCCAGAAGCCAACGCGGTTCGAGAATTTATCGCCTGGGGCGGAGATTGGGTGCACATCGCATGAAATACAGGCCGAGCTGGAACCTCTCTACGATACCGCGCGATCTGGTCCGCGCCGAATACGCCAAGAGCAGGCCCACGCAGCGTTGAAGGATCAATAATGAGGGCGGAACGCAGGAAATAGACAGGGAGATTTAATGGGCGCACAGAAGTCATACCGATGCAGCAAGGGCCACGTGATGCGCGGGGCGAACGTGGGCATACGGCCTGGTGGCAAGCAAGCTGGGCAGCGGTACTGCAAGAAATGCGCCCGCGCACGCACGGCAGCAAGCAATGAACGCAACCGCAAGTAACCGCCCACGGGCAGAAAGGATGATATGACAACGAAGATCGAACCAGTTACAACGGAAGAGGCTGCGGATATGAGCAGACTCTATTGGGACCACGCTCCTCCGAAAACTTCTATAGACGAGGATTTCGCTTGGGCCGTGAATGTGGTTCTGGCGCGGCGCAAGAATGTTTCTGTCGCAGGATTCACCGGCAAAGAGGAAGCGTGATCCGCGCCGCATCCCGAGCCCTGCTGGTCGCCGCGTGGTACTGCGCTGGCCTGCTGGCGTTGTTGAAGTGAGGAGGCACTATGGCATTTACGAAAGCATACGCGAAGCTTCTGGCAGGTATGTTAACTCCTGCGCAGTTGGAGTTATTCAGGTTCCTGTGCGGCAAAGGAACTTTTAAGGGAGTATGGACGACTGAATTGATGGATGAGCTTGTATCGCTGGAGCTTGTCGAGATCGCGTGTGATGTTGCATTACTCACATCGCGCGGCAAGAAGGTTGCGCAGTTTGTGTAACCGCCAGTAGACACTGTAACCAGCCGATAGCATCCCGCAGGTTACACCACGCGCTAACTCGTTGAAAGAATTGGCAGCTCGTTTGGCGCACGGATTGCAACATACAGGGCAAGGAGAAACGGACATGACCACGCTGAAAGAATGCCCACGCACCAGCTTTCTAAGCGACTACGACCTTGAGCATCACTTCCGCACGCTGGCTGGCAACGAGGAGCGCATCGCCCAGCAAGCACGCACTGAGTATGCGCTACTCCAGACGCCGGGGAGCCGTGGCGCTGCCGCCTTCCATGCCGACAAGGCCGTGAAGCTGCACCGGCTCGCTGAGGAGCAAGCGGAGATGCACCGGCCCGTGTTGCAGATGCCGAAGCAGATCCCCGACACGTATTGGTCACGGCGCAGGATACAGCTCACACTGGCGTTCATTTGCTTTGTTGCTGCGGCTGGCGTTCTCGGATGGTGGTGAGCTCA